ATAGAACCAAGAGAAGATTATACAGCCTATTTATCAAGAGTAAATAGGTCTGTTTTTTCTCCTTATACACAAAGATTATTAAGAGCAGCAGCAGGATTAATTTTACGAAAACCTATTACGTTACTTGGTGATCCTTATTGGACAGAAATGTTCAAAATGGATGTTGATGGATGTAAATCAGATTTAGATGAGTATGCAAGGAGATTATTAATGTGTTCATTAACTTATGGTCAAAGTCATATTCTTGTTGATTATCCTGCTCCATCAGGAGCTTTAAGTCTTGCAGAAGAAAGATTACAGAATAGAAGACCTTATTGGATTGAAGTTGATCCTACAAATTTATATGGTTGGAGACTTGATAGAGAATCAAATTATGGAAATTTAATTCAAGTAAGAATTGGTGAAAAGGCTGTTTTACCTCATGGTGAATTTGGAGAAAAAATTTATGAACAGGTAAGAGTTATTGAGCCTGGTAGGTATCGTGTATTTAGAAAGAAAGAAGAGATTGAAGAGTTATATGATGTTCATGATGAAACTTATGCTGGAAATTTCAGCGCACCTTCTAATGAAACAGATTATAAAACAGTAGAGTCAGGTGAATTTAGTTTAGGTGAAGTTCCTTTAGTTACTATTTATTCAGGTAAAGTTGATAATTTAGTAAGCAAACCACCTTTACTAGATATTGCATATTTAAATCTTGCACATTATCAAAGACAAGCTGATTTAATTCATAGTTTGCATGTTGCTTCTCAACCAATGCTGGTATTAGAAGGTTGGGATGATCAAACAAAAGATATGAGTATTAGTGTTAACTATGCGATGGCAACTCAACCAGGAAATAAAGTTTATTATGTTGAGCCAGCTAGCAGTGCTTTTGAAGCACAATCAGCAGAAATAACAGAATTACAAATGCAAATGGCAACTCTTGGTATTAGTACTTTGTCACAACAAAAATTTGTAGCTGAAAGTGCTGATGCAAGAAGATTAGATCGTGTTGATACAAATTCTATGTTGTCAATGGTTTCGATGGAATTAGAACAAAAATTGCAAAAAGCTTTTAATTTATCTGCTCAATATGTAGGTTTAGAACCTCCTGAAGTAAAAATTAGTCGTGATTTTGATATTGAAAGATTAATTGGACAAGATATAACAGCGTTAACTTCATTGTTTGATCAAAATGTTATAGATCGAGAAGAATTTAGAGATATTCTTGTTCAAGGAGAAGTATTACCTACAGCATCAGAAGTTAAATCAGAATAATGCGCTAATATTGTAGAGAACAGCTTTAAAACTATGACTGGATCTATTGATAAGGTTTTGCAATCTGATGGGAGTTATAAATGGGAAGTTGTTGACCATCCGAGAGAAGCTGATTCAGATCCAGTTGTAAAAACTTCTAAAACAACAACAAAGCCTAAAGCTGCTACCACTAAAACTACTGAGACAACAGACTAATTATGATTGAAGAACAAGTCATTCAGCCTGAGTCTGTGACTCCTGCTGAACAGCCCGTGGCTGAGACTCCTTCTCAACCTGCCTCTCCAAATCTTGATGCTATAAAGCAACAATATGAAGAGCAACTTTCACAGCTAAAAAAGCAAGCTGCTGAATCAGAGGATAAATTTAAAGGAATTAAAGTAAAATTAGATGAAGTATATAAACAAAAGGAAGAAAAACGTAAACAGGAATTAGAGGATCAAGGTCAATGGAAAACGTTGTGGGAAGAAGCAAACAAAACTGCACAAGATAAAGAGCAACAAATTACTTCTCTTTCTCAACAATTACAGGAATTAAAAACTTCTAATGAAGTTGCTAGTACTAAAACAACAGCTTTATCTGCTATTAGTAATTCTGGTGCGATAAATGCTGAACAAACATTATCTCTTTTGCAAAGCAACTTAAAACGCAATGCTGAAGGTAATGTTGTGATATTAAATGGAGGAGTAGAAGAAGATTTGAATAGTTATTTAACAAATTTAAAAAGTCCAGGTTCAGGTTGGGAACATCATTTCAAGCCAAGCAGTTCAGCAGGGATGGGAGCAAAACCAAGTCCTACTTCTAATGTTGCTGGAGGAACTGATAATCCTTGGAAGACTGGCAATTTGACTCAACAGCTTATAATAGAAGGTAAGAATCCCGATCTTGCAGCAGTGCTGAAAAGAGAGGCTTCACAAAATAGTTAATCTCCGTGAGATTATCTCCCTTGTCCGTGGCTAGGGGATCGCAAAATTAATCACAGTTTTCTTTAAATGGCTGCTCCGTTTAAGAATTACTCTGGCGGTGTCCTATTAGCGGATGTCGTAAAGAGAAATAATTTCAGTGCATATGTATCTGAAGCAATCAAAGAGCGCAGTGCTTTTATCAAAAGTGGTGCTGTAGTTCGTAATGGTCTTCTTGACGCAAGAGAAGGCGGAACACGTATTCAAGTTCCTGAGTTCAATCCAATTGCACCTACCGAAGAAATTATTGACGGTACAGCAACATGGGGAACATCTAATGCTGGTCATTTAACACCTCAAAAGATTGGAACTGGTACTCAAGTTGCAACTATCTGCCATAGAGGTTTCTCTTATGCTGTAGATGATGTTGCAGTATTAGCTGCTGGTGAAGATCCTATGGGTCATATTCGTAATCAGCTTGCAGATGCCATTAATAAGTTAAATAGCACTCGTCTATTTTTCCAACTTCATGGTTTATTTGGTTCTGCTCTTTCTGCTAATAAATTAGATTTAGCAAAAGCTGGCACTGGTGCTGCTGAAGCTAACTTCCTTACTGCATCAGCAGTAGCAAAAGGACGTAATCTTCTTGGTGAAAGAGGAGAAGAGTTAGACACCATTGTTGTTCACCCAACTGTTGCTTACTACCTATATCAGGTAGGAATGTTGACATTCTCTACTGATGCACTTTCAACTGGAACAGGTATCCAGTGGGGTGGTGGTGGCGTTGGTGTTACCGAAAGAGCTATTGGTCAGTTTGCTGGCATGAGTGTCGTTGTAGACTCTGCTGTCAACTCTGTTGTTCCTGGTTCTTCTGGTCATCAAAAAGAATTCTATTGCTACTTAATTAAGTCAGGCACAATTCTTGAAGGTGTTCAACAAGATCTAAACATTGAAGCAGAAAGAAACATTCTTTCTAAGCAAGATGTGTTCTCAGTTGATTACCACAGTACTTATCACATCATGGGTACTAAGTGGAATGATGCTGCTGACAACCCTACAAACTCCAACCTTGGAGCTTCAGGTAAGTGGGCTGCTACATACGATGTGGATTTAGTTCCTGTTGTTCAGTTAACAGTTAATTCACCCCTAGACACTTCAACTCTTTGATTTAATATCAAGTTGGAAAGGAAAGACCCTCATCATTTATTTGGTGGGGGTTTTTTATGACGCTACAATATAAGAGAAATATATTTTAGGGATTGTGGCTGCAACTATCGTTGCCACGTTGAAGTCAGCAACAGCTAATAGCTATGTGACTTTAGCTGAAGCAAACACTTATTTTGAAACCGTCCCAGACTCAACGACTTGGGATAACAAGAGTGATGATCAAAAAAATAGAGCATTAATATCTGCTACCAGATGGATTGATACTTTAAATTTTTTAGGAGATAGGTGTGATGATGGTCAAGCATTAAAATGGCCTAGAAATAATTATGACGTTGATAATGTTGAATTAGCTTGTTCTACTATTCCAAATAACATTAAGTATGCCGAGTATGAATTAGCTAGAGCATTGGCAAATGATACAAGTGCTATCACTGGTAATAAAGGCACTGATGGCACGTATGAAGAAGTTGAATTAGGAGATCTTAAAGTTAAATATAATACTGATAGTCAAGGCATTGGAACGGTTAATAATGTATTTGATGTTTATCCTTGGTTACAAAGTTACTTAGGAGCGTATGCTTTAGGTGGTTCAGCTAGTTATCAAGTTCGAGTTGTTAGAGGTTAATTATGGCAGGAGCATTAGACACAGCATTTAAGGAAATTGCGAAACAGGTTGTATCTGATCTTGGATCGTCTTTAGATACAACAATTACTTACACACGAAAAGTAGCTGGAACTTATAACACTGCTACTGGTTCTTTAGCCACAACTGATACAAGCTTTGCAAATATCAAAGTTCCAATCGAATTTATACAGGCAGAAGAGGATGAAGGAAGGGAAATAAGACGAGCGAAGTTATATATAACACCTGATTTAATCGGAGATAATCAACCTACATTTGAGGATGAGATTACGTTGAGTTATGCAGGGGGGAATAAGGTTGCACAGATTATTGATATAGATACAAAACGTGGTGGACAGGTTTATCTACATACAATTCAGGTGAGGTTCTAATGGCTAAAAGACCAAACATTAATGATCTTCCTGATGATCTAGAGGCAGCGTTGAATAGAGATTTTAATCAATTAGTTAAAAAAGTTGTAAAAGTTTTATCTACCAAGCCAAACAATTACGATATTGGAGGAAGTCCTGTTTACACTGGTTTTTTTGCTTCTAATTGGAAAGCTCAAAATACTTCTGTTATTCCAAAATTAAAAGTAGAAAAATATGAACCGTGGGCTTCTTTAAAAAAAGAGGCAACACGATCTTTTTTCAAAGGTTTACCTAGCAAGCCTAAAAATCCTGTTGTAAGGCCAAGGTATTTGGTACGAGATAATTTCAAAATTGGCAAGACAGTATATATTGGAAATACAGTTGAATATGCTAAATATGCATTAAAAGGAGGTACTGTTCAAAAGTTGGTTCAAGGTCGATTAGGGCCAGTTATCAAAACAATAATGAGAGATAATTTAAAAGGAAAAGGAAAAATACTAATAACTAAACTTGATAAAATAAAATATGGTAAAGGTTCTAAAACTGGAGAATCGGCAATTACTTATTCTGATAAATATGATTCATTTACTTCTTCTCTTGAATAATTATGACACTTGTAAAAGTTAGAGCCGCTTTTGAAAAAGCAATTACTGATGCAGTCGAGGATGTTGATCCATCTGTAAAGATGGTTTATGACAATATCGCTTATACAACTCCTGGGAAAACAGTCAAATATATAGCAATAACAATAGATTTTTCTCAATCGACATTACAAAATCAAGGAAATTCTTCTAGTTACTACTCAGGAGTGATTCAATGTAATATTTATGTTCCTAAAAACAAAGGAACATCAGTGTTAGCTGCAATTGGTGAATCAGTTATTGATGGCATGAGTTCTGTTAATGCTTCTAATTATGTCGATACTTATAGTTGCAAACCAAAGACACGGGATGTTGTTGGCCCTTCAACATTAGAAAACGAGGAAGAATCTCATTTCCTTGGAATTATTTCCTGTCAATTTACTGCCAATGCCTAGTATACTAATAATATAGTATTTTATTTAAAATGAAAGCGATTGAATTACTGACATCTAATTTTGGTGTTAGTCAAAAATATAAGTATTCAGTTATGAAAAATGGGAAAGAACTTCTTGCTGTGTATTGGCATCCTTTAACTCTTGCTGAAAGAGAAATTATTGCCCAAAAAACAGAAAAATATGGTGGGGAAGATTACGCTTTAACTTTATTAATAGAAAAAGCTATTGACTCTAAAGGGCAGCAATTATTTCAGGATGGTGATAGGGCTGTGATACGAAGAGAAGTTGATGCAAGCATTTTACAAGCAATACAATTGGCAATGATGGAATCAGGGAATCAAAAAGTGGTGGAGGAAGCGAAAGCAGATTTCAAAAGCGAATCCTGATTGGTTTTTTATTTATGGATTAGCAAAAGAACTAGGTAAAACGGTCAAAGAGTTATGTTTAGATTTATCAGTTGAAGAATTGGTCGGTTGGGCTGCGTTTTTTCAATTAAAGAATGAAGAAGAAGATAAAATTATGAATCAAAATAAAACACCAAAACAAGCTATCAGGCACAGATAAAGCTAATATGACCGTATTGGATAAAAAGGTCGAAAGCAATGGCTGATTATGGCGTAAATATAAAACTACTTATAGAAGGTAATGAAAAAATACAGGATTTAAAGAAAAAAGTTAAAGAAGTAACAAAACAAACGAACGCATTATCTCAAGCAGCTAAAAAAGCTACTGATGAATTTATAAGGGTTACTCGACTTGGAACAGATGGAAAAGGTGCGTTTGATCCTGGGTTTGTAGGAGATCAAGGAAAGAAGCTACGAGAATTTAATAAGGAGATGAAGATTAGAGCAGGTCATAGAAAAGAATTAATAGAATTTGGAAAAGAAGAAATTATACAAGAAGATGAAATATATAGAAAAGAATATAAGAGGTTAAAACAAAGTATAAAAATTGCCAATCAAACAAATAAATATGACAAATCAGTTAGAAATTTAAAAGGTACTTTTGATACTTTATCAGGCGCACAACAAACAGCATTTAAAGGTTTAGAAGAAGCTTTTAGTTTCTTCAAAGGTAATAAAGATTTAGAGGGGATGCAAAATGTTAATGCTGAATTAGATTCGATGTTAAGGCTTAGAAATGATATAGACAAAGGATATACAAATACTGCTAAAGACCTAAATAAGATTAAAAATATTCAAAGTAAGATTAATGATTTTGCTAGACAAGGTTTAAATGTTTCTGCGGCACAAGAGCAATTAAATAAAACAAAATTAAATCAAGATCAAATTGGATTTAAAATAAAAGACAAAGAATTAGAGCAACTTCAACAAGAATTAAAACTTTTAGCAGAACAATCAAAACAATTAGCAAAACAAAATAAACTAAAACAATCAGCAAGACAAAAAGAATTAAAACTTTTAGCAGAACAAAATAAACTAAAACAATCAGCAAGACAAAAGATTGGGAATGCAGCAAGTAGTGCTTTGATTGGTGGTGCTTTTCCGTTGTTGTTTGGTCAAGGCCCATTATCAGCAGTTGGCGGTGCTATAGGTGGTGCTGCTGGTGGACTTATTGGTGGTCAAGCAGGTTTTGCTTTATCTATTGCTGGTACTGCAATTGGTACTGCATTGCAAGAACTTACTGATGCTTTAAGAAAGCCAGAAGAAAATATTCAATTATTAATTTCAAAATTAGGTTTAGTCGGTAGTCCTACTGAAAAAACAGCCTTAGCTTTAGAAAAATTAGGTTTAAAATCAACGGCTAGTCGGCTTTTATTAGATGAATTCAATGCGAGATTAGGTCAAAGTCCAAGAGAAATAAATGAAAATTCAAAAAAATTAGTTGAATTTACAAACAAAATAAATTTATTAGGAACAGAACTAACATTATTACTTGCGAATCATCTTGGCCCATTTATTCAAAGCATAATTGATTTTGGAAAGAAATTAAATCAAGATCAAAGATTTAGAGAAACTAAATCTGATTTTAGGGATGCAGTTGAAGATAAAGGAGGTAACTATTGGGATTATAGAAAAAAACTCCGAGGTTTTGTTGATGAAGCAAGAGAGGAAGGTAGAGCTAAAGGTTTGAATTATGCAGACAGAAACGAGTTAGTTATCAGCAAAATGAATGCATATATGTATGGAGCTAATAATCCTTTAGATCAAAAAAATAAGCCAGCAAATAATATTGTTCCATCGAAATTAGGAAAAGATTTGATAGAAGAAGTCCGATATCAAAAGGACATTAAACCTTTAGAAAATCTTTTAGCTTTGGAAAAACAAAGATTTACGTTAACATCAGAACAAAGTAAAGTTGTACAAGAACAAAATAAATTAGATAAATTAAATTTTGATTTAAAAATAAAAGAAATAGAGATAACTAATTCAAGTGATGCTACTGAACTTGAAGCACAAAAAAAGAAAATAGAAGCAGAAATAGAGTTAGGGGAAGCAAGATTGAAAAATGCAGAAATCATGGCAAATCCTGTAACAGCAGCATTAGTACAAGTACAAAAAGAAATGGATAAATTAAATGATGCTCAATATCGAATGGTTGAATTATCTAAATCAATTAGTTCATCGTTTAGTGAATCATTTAAAGGAATAATTAAAGGAACTATGAGTGTTCAAGAAGCATTTGCAAATATGTTTAGTCGAATTGCAGATCATTTCTTAGACATGGCTGCAAGGATGGCTGCGGCTCAAATGCAAAAAGGAATATTGAAGTTATTTAACTTTGGTTCTCAATCTACAAATACATTAAGTCAATCATCTTTTCCTGAGTATTCATCAACAAAATTATTATTTGGAATGGACCCCGTTAACATTAACAATTATGCTAACGGAGGAAGACCGCCTAAAGGAAGACCTTCAATTGTAGGAGAAAGAGGCCCAGAATTATTCGTACCAGATTCAGCAGGAACAGTTGTTCCAAATCATGCAATGGGAGGAGCGAATATTGTTGTTAATGTAGATGCTTCTGGTTCGGCAGTTCAAGGTAATGCAGGACAATCAGAAGAATTAGGACGTAT